CTGTTACGTTAGCTGTAATTGTATTAGCTGAGAAGTTGCCGCTAGCATCACGGGCCACAATAGTTGAAGCACCGTTTGAAGATGAAGCAGTTGTTCTAGCATTAGCCAAAGTTCCGCTAGTAATGTTTGAAGCGTTAGTTGTATCGGTTGTAGCTGAGGCTGCTAAACCAGTAATATCAGAAGCCGCTGGCTGTTCCCAAGATGGAGCTTGAGAGGCTGAGCCTGTACCAGTCTGACTTAAGAATTTCTTAGTAGTTGTGGAATTACCCGCCAACTTAGCTAAGGTGTTTGCCGCAGACGCATATAAAGTATCGCCAGTAGTGTAGGTAGATTGGCCTGTGCCACCGTTAGTTTCACCCAAAGTACCTGATACTGCACCAGATGCGGACAGCGGGATAGCATTCCATTCTACTTGCGTACCTGAACTGCTAACAACTAAAGCTTTATTAGCTGCGCCCAAAGGTAATTTGGCCCAAGTATTTGTGCCTGAGCCGTATAGCAAGTCACCAGTAGCTACAGTATTTACACCTGTACCACCGTTAGTTGGGGCTACTGTACCAGTCAGAGAAATAGTCTGACCGGAGATATTAATGTTTGTGCCACCAACATACTCTGGAACTTGGCTAAACTCACTAAATGTGATTGCTGTTGTACCAAAAGTAATTGTGTCGGTATTTGTACAAACAAAAGAGAAGAAACCTTGAGTGTCACCGCTCTGTACGAAGAAGTAATCGCCACCGCCAAGTGAATCTGGAGAACCTTCACCAGCCTCGTCAGCATCAGTTGCACGAGTTAATACCCAGTTTGTAGAACCAGAACCTACGTTAGTTACGGTATAAATACCATTCTGTGTTTGAGTAGACTGCTGCCAAACTAATACTCGGTCGTTAACGTTCATCGAAACGCCGTCAATAGACAACGCAACTTGGGTACCTGAGTTAGTTAAAGTTGCACCAACACCAACGCCTGCTCCACCTGGTTGGTTATATGTAGCTGTTAAGTTACCTGTTGTAGCTACAAGTACAGGGGTGTGTACGTGGAAGCCATTAGATGTAGCATTATCTACATAGGCTTTAGTTACAAGAACTGTATTATTAGCCGCTGCAGCGATATTACCTGACGTATACGCTAGGTTGCTAAGTGTAGTAACGCCAGTAATATCTAAAGCACCAGCAACGTTTAAAGCACCAGCAAGGTCTGTACTTAGGTCTGTGTTAAATGTAGCTACTGTAGCGTTTGAGTCCAATCCGCCAGCAAAAATACGTACGTCGTTATCACCAGAGCCTAAAAACAATGTAGACGGGTGAGTGTTTCCGTCACCATAACTGAAGAAGTATGCGGAATGTGGTGTAAAGATTGGATAGTCTACTGATGAGTAGTTAGGGCTGTTAATACCCATATCGGCAAAGAATGTCGTGCCGTTAGCATCTGTATCGCTGTTATAAACTACGAAGTCAGAAGAAGCGTTTGAACCACTGTTCTGGTTGTAGTTATAAATCTGAGCGAATAAGTCTACGTTACCAACAAACTTACCTAATTCAGCAGGGAGTGCTGGCAAAGAAGTTACGTTACTACCAACAACAGTGATAGGGCCGCCATTAATTAATGTCTGGCCATCAGCTTCTTCATAAATAGCTTTTTCGGCGGGGTAAGTAATAAATACTTCTAAGCCACCAGAACCAGCAGTAAAGTTAACTAGTGCATCTGCATTTGATGAAGACAGCACCGTATCACGAGTAAGTGTATTGCTTGAGTAGGTACCAAGACCTACTTCCCACTCGTTTTGATAGCCGGGGGCTAGGTTGTGGATACAGTAATAGGTCGTAGACCCATTAGGAATGCAGGACGCAAAAGTCCTATACCCAGTATAAGCACCAGCAAGTGTTATCGTGCCAGTGCCTGATGTAGTACTGTTCTCTTTTACTCGGTCCTGCAATACCAAAGCCATAATAGCCTCTTAAATTAAGCGATACGGATAATAGCGTTTGAAGCATCAAATGTTGGGAAAATGATTGTGAAATCACCAGCCGTAGCTGTCTTATCACCACCAAAGTCCAATACGCAAACTGCAGCGTTTGTTAATGCAGCGTTTGAGTTGTCATTTGCAGAAGGTGTGCTGTTATAAATCATACAACCACGAGCTGTCAAAGTAACGTTTGAGAAAGTCTCATCCGCAAAGTCAGTAAAGCCTGTACCAGCAGTAGCGTTAGTATTAGTTGTACCAACACCGTTGTTAGTTAAGTCTTGACCCCCAGCCGTATAGTTAGTACCTGAAGAAGATACTTCACCAGAACTAGTGTAAGCAGTTGTGTTTGCATCCAAAGAAGCTGAGCTTGTGTACAAAGCCAATTTAAATGTATCGGCACCAGACTGAGCTGATGGACGGAAATCGTGTACGCCTAACAAGAGCTGAGCCTTGAAACTTGTGCACATTGCTTGGGTAATTGCCATTTTTTACTCCTAATCGTTCAAAAGAATGGTTAGCTCAGGATAGCCAGCTTCACGTAAACGATTAGCAATGGTCGTACGGTCTGAGCGTACCGCTTGTGTTAAATATTGAATTAGAACTACGCGAAGATTGTTTTTGAAAGCTTCAGCCTGCTCACGAATTACTGGGTGAGATTTAGAGCCGACATAAACAATCTTGTCGAGGGCCATTTCTGCCAACTCTTCTGGAGTAAAACCACGTCCAGAGGTTGAATGCACAGTTACGTGGCCGCCTAAGAATCCTTCTACTGAGTCGATATTCATCGTACTGGATACCTCGCTTGCATTGTTCTATATGTATCTTGGCGATTCTTACCTTCACCAAGTTGTTTAAGCATTGCTAGTGCTTCGTTATAGCGAGCCATGTAGTTTTGAATTACATCAGGTTCGCCCTTCATGTAAGTATAAGCCTCTAAAAGCGAACCGTACAAGAGCACTGAATCAAAATTATCACCAAGCCAAGAAGTACCAGATTGTGACTCTGTTATTGACTGTGGGTAGTAGTAATAATGAAGCTCCATATCATAGACGGTATCAGGGGTAGGGCCCAAGATAAACGTCGTATCATCAAATATAGAGTAATAAGCTGGCTTACCAGTGGCTGTAGGTACTGGGTAGCACTCACGGATGTATTCAACATCTTTATTCAACAAAAAGCTTTGCGCGCCGGTAACTGGGTCAATACAAGATAAAGAGAACGTAGCCAGCCAATCAGAAGGTACATTCAAATACTTATTACCAGTAGTCGTATTACCTGTTACGTTTTTACGTAAATCAGGAATCTGAACGGAGTTAAATATGCGCTGCTCAGCCTGCTGAATAAACGTATCAATCTGTTCTTTTTGAGTAAGGGTGGTCGTGCCGTTACCCGCGGTGTTAGTCCACGTAGTATTAGGGAAGTCGTTTTCGACGTAACCCTTAATCGTTTTGAACAGTGTTGAATAATCCATTAGGGTTTACCCTTAAGCCATAGGTCCACGAGCTTTGGTGCCTTTAGTAGCTGCACCTGTACCACGAATCTTAATCTCGCCATTTTTGTTTTCTGGCGCGTAGTTGCCTTTGCTATATGTAGCATTAGACATATTGACTTGGTCGACACCATTACCTGGCTTAACGATAGCTTGGCGCATCTTAGCTGCACCAGTGTCGTTCTTAGCGTATACGCTAGCTGGGCCTACTTCTTTGCCCATTCTTTTCATAGTAGCTTTTGCCATGATTAGCCTTTCTTTTGAGCAGCAATCTTAGCTAGATTACGACCCATTTTTTTCATATCAGCGTTAGTTTTACCGCCACGTGAGCCACTATGCTTAGGGCCCTTCTCAATACCTACTGATGGACCATCATTACCTAAGTTGCGACCTTTAGTCTTACCTTGTTTGGTGATGCCGTCTGCACCGCTTTTGTATCCCATTTTTTACTCCTACGTTATCGTTACCGTTACTGTACCAACATTTCCCTGCGCCACCAAGTAGTTTGGTGTTAAACCATCATTAATCATTCCTACTGGGTTCCAGCCCCAGTTAGTTATACGACTACCATCCGTCGGATAACCTATGCCTAAAATGCTATTACTATCTGTCAACAACTCCTGCAGCCCTGTTGTACCTGCTTGTATGTAGCTTAAATCTGGTCTTGGCTCACGTACTGCTTGTGGGTCATTCACAGGATACATACCTAACTGCAACTGTGGATGGTCAGGGTCCCAGCAAGATTTACAAACCTTAATTTTGTAAGGCTTGGTCTTAACTGTTTGTGTACGCAACTCCTTCAGCTTATACCGCTGGTCGCAGCGGTCACATTGGGCGATTGCATACTTGCCGGACGCAAACTTATTAGGCATTATCTATAGTAAAACATATTGCGTGGTACGAAGCGTACAGCAGCCTTATCTCGGTCTTCTGAAGAGGCTAGGTCCCACTGCTTTTCATAATCGGCTTGCAGCATCATAATGCGGTCTGGTGACACTTCAGGCTTTTTCATAGCCATGTGATATGCCAAACCAGCAACAAAGCATGGTAACAAGCGGAACGGAATATCCTGCTCGTATGTAGCACCTTCACCAGCATCTTGCATACGGCGCAAACGATAGTACACAAATGTGTACTGATTACCTGGTGGGTTAGGTGTAGGCCACAAATTGACGCATGGTAAGTTCTGATTGGTGATAGCTGCGCCAGTTAGGTGCGCTGCTGCGGTTGTACCATTCTGACCACGCCAGCAGTTCTGTAGCTGATTAGTTGTTGGGTCTACGTTTGTATAGCTAATAGTCTCGTTATCAATCTTAATAAAGCCCGTAGATGACAGGCCAGAAACGGAACTAAGTGTAATAACTGTATCTGTAGCGCTAATCCCGCCATTAAGGGTAATTGTTGTGGCATTACTCATACCAGACTGACGATTTACGTACATCTGAATTGGACGGCCGTAAGTCAGTTTATTTGGGATTGTTATGTACGTTGGCTCAGCTATGCGGCTAACGTTGATGTCGGTTTGGTTGTAGGTGCTGCCAGCCTGTGTACGGATAACAGCATCAAGAATGTCGATAGTATCTACCGGTAATGGGTAGATTGGCTGTCCTGTATTAAGCACGATAGTCTGCTGGTCTACAGTCCATAAGTTAACACCGCGGTTGGCCCACTCAATAGCCATCAAGTTCATAGAACGACGGGCTGTGCGAATGTCATAGCCAGTACGCGACTCAATCCCACAACGCTCGAACGCTTCTTCGACGATGTTATTGAGGTCTAAGTTGAATGTACTGGTTCCGCTGGTTGCCATTATTTAACCTTTCGGTATGGTTTTACCTTCTTTTTAATCTTATCTGGCTGGGCTACAAACTGTTTTCCAGCTGCTTTTCCTGCTCGTTTTGCTCTGGTTGTCGCTGCGTACTCAGCAGGTGACAACGCTTTAATTGCTTTCTCGGGTAAGTATCGCTCTCCGGTATCACTTGAACGCTTCCCAGACTTAGTCGTCCACTTTTGAGCGGTCCAGGATTTAAGAGAGCGCTGACTTTTTGAGAGGCCACTCACTTACTTATACCCGCCACCAGAAGCTTTGTACTTCTTGGCTAATAATTGTGCCTTTCTTGCACTCCACTGACCAGCAGCGGTGCCTTGAGTAGCACTGTTTTTAATCTGTTCGAATAGCTTTTTACGAATACCAGGCTTGGTATAGTTGCCAGCTTCATTTACCTTAGACT